CTGGAAGAACGCCCACGCCGGCACCGGGGTCGATCCGCGCAACCCGTATCAGCTCAGGCACACCTTCGCCAGCCAGCTCCTGAGCCAGGGCGAGAACCCGGCGCACATCGCCAACCTGCTGGGGCACGCCACGACGGAGATGGTGATTCGCAACTACGGGCGCTGGATTGAGCAGGGCGAGAAGCTGGGGGACGGCAAAGCGCCGCGCCGGTACGGCATGGAGCGCCTTTGGCTCTGACTGATCGCATGCGAAACGCATGCGAATCTGTAGACGGTGACAGGCGGTGCAGGACGGAGACCGCAAAGCAAAACGGCCCGCCTTCTACAGCGAGCCGTCGTTTCTCAGAGGTAAGATCCTGGAGCGGGTGAAGGGAATCGAACCCACCACCGTGTCCACGCAAGCTATTGATTTTTCTGGATTATTTTGTGCTGTGGCCTGCATGAATGCGAAATCTACGCGAATTCAGATTTGCACTCGGCAGGCCACTCGTTTTTCGCCGGGAGACTCGGGAACGAGGGCGCGGCAACTTCCGTGACTGCCGCTTCCGCCGCGACGATCGAGTCGTGCCGCTTCACCGCATTGTAGATAGCCCGCGCCTTCGATGCCGAGATGCGTTCGTCCGCCAGCGCAGCATCGCAACTGATCACCACGTCGCCCGACGCTGGCAGCACGGCCGCCTCGAATTGCGGCACCGGCCGCGGCCCGAACAGAGGCCAATTGAATCTTGATCCCATGATCCTCATCCCACTTTCTTGCGGCTTCCGCCATCCAGATCCGAGAAGCCGGTCAGCTCGGCAGCGACGGCGCGGGCACCAGGGCTGCGCAGAATGCGCAACGTGATCCCGATCAGCAGCACCGACACCCCCACCAGCACCAAGAGCAGCGCCGGAAGAATTCGCCCGATGATCGGGTGATCGGCGACGGTGGTGGACACCTCGATCATCGTCACCGACAGGCCCATCAGCCCGAGCGCCTGGGCGCCCAGCCCGAAGTTGATGATCGGGCCTTCGCGTGTGCTGGGGTGCGCGACGATGACCGCCGACAGGAAGCACAGCAGCGCCGCCAGCAGGGCGACAAGAAACGCGGTCGTGCTCACTGCCCACCTCCCTTGCGCTGCAGCCACGAAGCGATGAACTGGCCGATTGGCGCGCTTTTCAGCGCCTCCATCGTCTGATGCACCAGCGCGAGGCCGAAAAGCCCCGAAAAGAAGCTCACCAGCCGCACGGTCACGTCGCCCTCGATGCGCAGGTACTCGCACGCGGCTGGCGCCAGGTAGACGGCCACCAGCGCACCGCTGACCAGCGTGCTCAACCGCTCAGGCCAGGACGCCCCCGGCACCATGCGGATGCTCAACAGCAACGCGCCGGCCACCCCGGCCGTGGCCGGGTGCTTGGCGATGGCCGGTAGATCGAAGTCTGGTGACGGCATCACACGCCGCCTTCTCGCTGCTGCTTTCGCTGGTACATGGCAATCTCCTGTTCCTGATTTTCAACACCGTCCAGCCGCGCAGCGCCTCAGATTTCCAAGGGGGTTCAGCGCCGCCTGCTTCTCGCCATGCGGGATTGCGCCTTGATGGATTCCCCGATGGCGCGGATCGTCCCGTCCCCGCGACCGATCAGGGCCAGCCACAGCTTCCCCTCGGATTCGATGCGCTTGATCTTGTTCATGTACGCCTGGCTGGCGAAGAAACCATGCACCTCAGAGGCCGGCATATCCAGCGCAGCCGGCAGCGGTGTCGCGGACATGATGGACAGCTCGCACGCTGCCTCGAAAAGGTCAGCAGAAAATCTCTTGCGTTCTTTTCGAGATGCCGGATACGGCGTGAAATCGGCCCAGGCCAGAACCTGCCTCCTCGTCAGCTTGGAAACAGATTCCATCGTTGTCGAGTGCGACATCAAAGAAGTGCCGCAGCTTCTTCTGCCCGGGAACGAATATCGTGTCGAACAACTCGGCCGCCTGAGATTCCGGCATGGACGCGATGGCCTCGATGCGGCTGTCCAGCCACGCCATGCGCTCGGCTTCGGTCATCGCGCAGACATCGACCTGCGGCATGGATGCGAGCCGGATCTGGCAGGCCATGAGACCGATGCGCCAGTCCCCGACGTTGCTGCAGACCACCTCCAGGTCCATCGCGTGCTGCCCGAGCAGTTGCCCCATGTAGACCGCTTCCCCCTGTATCTCGCCGGCTTCCACCTCTTCCGCGTAAGCATCGTTCTTCAGTTTAAGGAAATGGCTCAGGCGCATGTCAGCACCGACAAGGAAGTCCGGCCCATCGTCCAGCACCGACGACAGGTAGTGGCACACCAGCAGCGTGCGCTCCTGCACGGACATGCGCAGCGGGTCCATGCCCGTGCCGCCAGAGTCCAGCCCGGTGGCCGCCCGCAGGAACTGCGTGATGGTCGCCTCGTGGCTCTTCGGGTTGATCTCGCACACTGCGCGGGCCTCACGCACCGACAGTTCGCGCATGCGAACATCCAGCCGGGTGGTTTTGATCGGTTGGAATATCGTCATTCCGTCATTCCTTCACTTGAAACCCATTGCGATCAAGTCCCGACGATCTAGCGCAGTCAAACTCGCAAGTTGAATCTGCATCGTCGTGAATGAGGTTTTCCCGTCTTTTGTCACGGGGGAGTCCAGCGGCTTGGAAATCGACTCGATCACCATGGGCATGAATTCCTTGCCTTGGTATGTCATGCCGATCACGCTTGGCGTGAGAGACGGGTAAATGGTGCGCAGGATGTCGCCCCCGCCAGTATTGCCAGACCCTGTGGCGTTCACCGCATTGGTGGCCAAACTGTTGTCTGCAAGGGATTCGGGCAGCATCCACGAAAACAGCTTCGCCACCGGCTGATGCACCTCTTTTTCGGGGTTTTTCATCGCCCGGAAGATGGCGGTCAGCGTGAGTTTCAGCGGGGGTGAGCCGCTGTAGATCTGCGTGCTGTTGAGCTTGGTCATCGAGGTACGGCCGGACAGTGTGGCTGCACCTTCTTTGAGCGAGTCGAACCCGCCCCATGCTGCGGTGGGGGCCACCTTCTGCAGCGCGTTCAGCACCTCGTTCAAGGCGCCGATCTGGAGCATGTTCGAGAACGTCGAGAACCCCGCATCGGGCGTCTGATTCTCGAATGGGCTGATCCAGTTGGCCGACTGCTCCATGTTCGCGTCGGAAATCGGCGCAATCACGGATGTGTCGCCGAGGCGACGGAAACTGCGGGTGTCGCCCATCCGCTCCATCGCCACCGGGTAAAAGGCGGCGAGCAGATGGGGCGACAGGCTCCCCCAGTCGGACGACAGGACCGCCACCGCTTACAAGCCCATCTTCATGCGCACGCGCATGCTCTTGGCGCGCTTGAGCTTCGCGCCGGAACTGCGGCTCTTCATCTGCGCACGCTTGATCGCGATCTTCTGCGCACCACTGCGGCGCACGGTGCCACTGACACGGCGCTTGAGCAACAGCTTCTTGCCGTTGCGCACCACCGCCGTCTGCTTGTAGACAGCATCCAGCACGCCGATCGAATCGAACACCGCCGCCTGTTCGTCATCGCTGAAAGCGAAGCCGTGCAGGTCGTCCAGGTCGGAATCGTCGCCAGAGAACTCGCCGGACAGGAATTCATGGACGCGCCCGGCTGCGGCGGTGTCGTCGCCGTCGAACATCGCCACCACGTCGCCCTCTGCCGCGCCCTTGCCCACCATGTACGCGGCTGCGGCGTGCATGTAGGTCGTCGCCATCTCTTCCTGGCCATCGGACAGCGGCTCGTCGTCCGAAGACTCCGGCGCAGCCATTTCGACCAGCATGGCAATCAGGCGGTCGATCAGGGTCTCGCCGTCGTCCAGGTCTGCGGCCGACGTGCCGGCCCACACTTGCACGACAGCGCCCGCATCGTTCTTGACCTCGGCGTCGGCGAAGCCGGCCGAATCAAACACTGTGACCGCTGGGAAGCTGGCCTCCTGCGACTTCGCGCGGGCCTGTTGAAGCCGGATCTGTTCGACTGTGATGGGCAATTCACGCAGCCGTTCAAGCAGTTTGCTCGACATCTGTTCACTCCTTGAGGAGGTGCGGCCACTTCAGCAGCCGGACCTGTGCTTCATCAGCCGCTGATCGTCTGGACCAGGAACGCCTGGCGCAAAACACCGTCATACGACGCGGACACGGCAACATTCATCGTCGTTTTCGGGTTCGATGCGTTCGGCTCGATCGACACGACGAATGCCTTGCCGTTCAGGCTTTCGGCGGGCACCAGCCAACGGGCCGCTTCGGCATCGGCCATGAGACGGTTGGCCTGGTAGGTCATTTCCTCCATGGCCTCGCGCATCGGCAGGTGGATGAGCTGCTTGGCGATGCCGGCCAGCATGTTCTCGATCTGGCTGGCCATCTCGCCCACCGTGACCAGCCGGCGGTCGGACGTACCCGAGGCCACCAGCGTCAGCGAATCGCCGAACTGGTAGCTGCCGCCGCCCGACGATTCGTAGATCACCGGGTTCAGGCCGGCGCGGGCCAGGTCCGACAGCTCGGAGTCCTTGACCACGGTGATCTGGCGGGCCTTGATGCGCTGCAGCGGGTAGCGGTAGCCGGCAATGGCGTAGTTCTTCGGCGCGAAACCCTTGCTGTTGATGTTGGCGTTCCGCGTGGCGCGGGCGCCGGCCTGAAGGCCCGAAACGCCGATCACTTCGACGTAGCTGTTGTACTGGTCGAACGACTCGATCGGTGCCCAGTACGCCGAAAACAGATGCGCCACGTCGTTCGGCAGGCCCAGATCGGACACGTAGTCGATCGCGCCTTGCGCCGTCAGGCGGCCGTTCACGTCGATGATCAGCGGGAGGTTCAGCGCCTTTGATGCGCCGCCCAGCAGGGCGACCAGCGTGGGGCTGTAGAGGCCGCCGGTGATCAACATGCCGAACGGCGTCTCGCTGTACGTCAGGCGATCGACCGCCGTGGCGTAGACCGACTGGGGGTAGCCGCCGATCGTGCCTTCGGCAAACAGTGACAGCGTGGACGAGCGCGCCCAGTTGTCGGTGCCAGAGGTGCCACGGCCGTAGGCGTTTTCGCACCACACCGGGATGGCGCCGCCGGACGCGCAGACCAGTCGGTAGGTCGGGTCCACGCGCTGGATCACGTCAGGCAGGTATTCGGACTGGCCGTTGCTGTCGCGGGCCTGCGGCGACAGGGAGCCGCCGACCTGCAGCACGACCGTGCCGTCCATCGGATCAACGATGCGCAGGATCAGGGACGGGCTCGCGACGGCGGGGCCGCTCAACGGCGTCTTGTCGGCGTGGATTTCGAGGACCACGCCGCTGTTCCAGCAGTTCGCGTCGTCGAGGTACATCAGGTACGTTCCGTCCGCCGGCTCGGTCGGACTGACCGAATACCAAAGGTCGGCGCTGGCGATGACGGCCGGGGCGGTG